TCCACATGCCGGCCTTGTAGGCCTCTTCCTCGGTCTTGAACGCACGCAGCTTGCCGGCGTACGGGATCGACTCGATCCGCACCTTCGGCTCGTCGGCACGCACCTCGGGGGCCGGGGTGCAGCGGTCGACCACGGAACGCAGGTTCTTCGCCGACTCGGCGACAGACTTCTCGAAGTCGATCTTCTTGGCGAGCTTGGCGGCGTCGGCCGTCAGCGTCTCGAGCTCGAGGTCACGCTCGGCAATCTTGTCGGCGTCGCCCTCGATGGCACGCACGGCGTCGATCCGGTTGGCGAGGGTAACGGCCTCGTCCTGCAGCTTCTTGAGGTTGTCCACGTGTGTTCTCCGCCGGCGGTATTGCCGATTGAGTTCAACGTCGCACTACCTCGTACTTCTCTTGCAGAACCGCACTTCAGAAAGTGTTGTTTTCACAAACGCCACCGCACGGGCACCGCACCTCGGGCAACGCAAGTACCGCTGCCGCTCGTCACCGCACGGGCGGCTGGAACGACAACGCAACTTCTCGCCGCATGTGCAGCGTGGCTCAGCCATTGCGAAGCCTCAGACTAGCAGCCCAGGCGGCGGCGACGCCCCGCAGGGCCGAACGCGAACGATCCGCCTGGGCCGCAGGCTCGGGCGTGGGCTCGGTCGCCGTCTGCGATGCGAGCCACGCTTCGTAGGAACGCTGAGCCACGGTCACGCTGCTGGCAGGGTAGGCCGGCGTGAGCACGACCGACACGTCCACCAGCGAGGAAACCTCGCGGATCTCACGCACGGCACCCTGCTCGTCACTCGACCACCGCTCGCCAGACTTGGCATCCACCGAGAAGGCGAACGAACTGCCACGCAGGTCACGCCTGCGGACGAGCTCAAGAGTGTCCCGGCCGACCTGTGTATCGGGCGGCGTTACCACGTACCGCAGCCCCTTGTCATCGCTGGAGAGTTCCAGCGTGCCAGACGAAGAGCGGCCAAGAATGAGGTCGCTGTTGTGGTTCAGCAACGCCACCACGTCCTGCTTGCCACGCTGGCGGGTCAGGATCTTGTCGAACGCACCCGGCAGGATGATCTCGCGGAACTGCGAGCCGCCTTCACGCAGCGGCAGGCTGAAGCGGTTGTAGACGGCGGCGTAGCCGACGAGCACCTGCGTGCCATTGGCCCGCGTCTCAATCGTGAGCTCGGCCTCGGGCACTTCCTCAAAGGCGAGGCAGCGGCGTTCAAGTTCCATCGGTCGTGTCCTCCTCTTCGGCCTGGTCTTCGGCGTCATCCTCCGGGCTGTCTTCAACCTCGACGGCTGGCTCTGGCATCGGCTCCGGTGCCGGCGGCTCTTGGCCCAGCTTGTCGAGCGTGGTCATGTTCAACTGAACGAAGTGGCGGTCGCCCTCTGGCCCGATGGGATTCAGGTTTTCCAGTTCCCGAATCTCGTTAATCGTCATCCACCCGTTTTGCAGGGCCGAGACGTAGTAGGCCGAGCGGCCAGCGTGATCGCCTCGCAGCATTCCCGAAACGCTGTGCTCTGCGAAATACGTCTCATCGTCAACGATGAGGTCGCGTGAGATCGCCGCCTCCCACCGTTTCAAGTGAGGCATCAAGCAATACTGAACGAATTCTAGACTCTGGGTCTCAATATTATTGAAACTGCTGCGGGTGAGATCCTGAATCATGTGGGGCGGCACGCGGAACGCCCGGCAGATCTCAATCACTTGGTACTGCCGCGTCTCGAGGAACTGCGCCGCCTCGTTCGAGCCGCTGAGCTCGTGGGCCTTCACGCCGTTAGGCAGGACGGCCGTGCGGAACGCCCGATCTGCACCCCGGTGCATCCGCTCCCACTGCTCGCGCAGACGCTCGGCGGCCTCCACCGGAATCGGGTTGTCGCTCTCCAGCACGATGCCCGGCCGGGCACCGTTGCCGAAGTATGTGGACCCGTGGGCCTCTAACGCCTGGGCCAGCCCGATGGCGTTGCGAAACAGCGTGTACGTTGGCACCGGCTTCACGCCGTCCTCGGTCGTGAACCGCAGACAGAAAATCTGCTCTTGCGAATAGAGCGTCTGACGGCCAGACGGTTCGCGGTACTTGTACCGCAGCGTGCCGTTCTCAAGCCGCTCAACTTCCATGCGGGACGAATGCAGCGGCCACAGTTCCGATACGGCACCTCGAGCACCTGGGCGGATCTCGGCGTACGACGCACCGTAGTGCAGGTACATGCCGGTCATCCAATCGCGGAACTCTTGGGCCGTCTGCCACGGGTTGGGCTGCATGTGCAGCAGCCGATACACAGGATGCTGCGGAGCCTTGGCCTTGCCACCATTGGCGAGCCGCTCGTAGACGTGCAGCGGCAGGGCCGAGACGGCGTCAGAGATCACCCGGATGCAGGCCGTGTACGCCGAGCACGCCATCGAATTGTCAGCGTTGACCCGAATGCCAGACGGCGTGCGGCTAGACGAGGACTCGGTCCACTCGATGCCACGCAGGTCGAACATCTTGTAGTCGGCGACGGCGTTTTCGTTCATAGGGTGATGATGTCCCAGTTCTGCTCGGCTGGTTTCGCAGTCGCCACGGCGTGCAGCCCGAGGCCCATCACCAGCGAGACGATGCCGTCGATGCGTTCCGTGCTTTTCGCCTTGCTCGGCTTGATGTTGCCCTGGTGGTCGGTCTGCACTGCCACGTTGCCAGCCATCCACGACAGCACCGGATGATTCCCGTGGCGGATCTTCTCCGAGAGCACGAGGTTCTCCAGCTGCTTGCTCGGGCTACTCATGGAGCCGTAGCCCTGTCCAAAGCCTGTCACATTCACGCCTTCCCCTTGCAGTTGGGTAGCGAGTTGGGTGGCGTTCCAGCGGTCGATTCCCACCTGCCGGATATTGAACTTCTGCGAGAGCTCGACGATGTCGCGGCGGATTACGTCGTAGTCGGTGACGTTGCCATCAGTGGCCCTGATGTACCCGTCACGAATCCACCCGATGTAGTCCACCTTGTCACGCTGCGTCCGCTCGGCAGCGTTCTCCTGCGGCACCCAGAAGAACGGCAGCACGTCGAACGTGCCATCGTCGGCCTGGCTGACGAGCACCAGGGCAGACAAGTCGTAAGTGGTCGCAAGGTCAAGCCCGGCGTACCACTCACGCTGCTCGAGATCGCCAGACAGCGGCTTGCCGCACTTCGCCCAGTTGTCAGGCGAGAGCCACCGCACGTCCTGCGTGGTCCAGACGTTTAGTCTGTATCGCAGGAACGCGTTGAGCTTCGACGGCGACTGCTCGGCCTCTCGGGCATCGGCCGCGAATGACTCCACCGTGATCGTCTCGCCCAATGACGGGTTGGCCTTGTGCCACGTCTTGGAGGCCTTCCAATCGTCCTCGGGCGAGGCTGCGTAGATGCACCCGAAGAATGCAGGGTCCACTCCGGCGGGATCGGCAATACAACGCTCGGCATACGCATGCTGCTCCCAGCAAATCGACTTGCGGTCGTAGCCCGCCGTGGTGATCGACAGAATGAGCGGCTGCCGGCGGGCGGCACCGCCGTACCGCAGGGCGTCCCATAGGCGGCGGTCACGTTGGGCGTGCAACTCATCGAACAGCAAGGCATGGATATTCAGCCCCTCGGCCCTGAACGCATCTGCCGACAGCACACGATAGAACGAGTTACTCGCCTTGTGCACGATGGTCTTTCGGCTGTCGATCACCTCAAGGTGCCGCGACAACGCAGGCGACGCCCGCACCATCGACGCCGCTTCCCGGTAGATGATTCCCGCCTGCTCGCGGTCGCAGGCCGCACCATAGACCTCCGCCCCAGGCTCAGAGTCGAAGGCGGTCATGTACAACGCGATGCCAGCGAGTGTCGTGCTCTTCCCTTGCTTCTTGGGAAGTTCGATGTACCCGACGCGGTGCCTTCGCAGCCCGTCCGGGTTCAGCCTGCCGAAGAGCTCACGCATGACGTGGTGCTGCCACGGCAGGAGCGTGAACGGCTTGCCAGCGTTCTGCCCCTTGCTGTGGCGCAGGATCTTCTCGAAGAAGTGCACCACCCGCTCGTACTTGGCCTGCCCCTCTTTGCAGAGATCAGGCACCGTGGAGCTTGAAGAACTCCTCGACTTCGTCGGTTGGCTTTTCTTCCTTGCCACCTAGCCGCGTCCTACTGCTCGGGGTCAGGCCAAACTCGCCCATTAGCGAAGCCTGGAGCGCCACTAAACTGCGATACAACGGGCCAGCCGGATTCGGTTTGACGCCACCCAGGTCGGTTCGCATCACCGGGCCAGTGGCCCGCAGCTCGAGCAGGCACGCCTGCGTGGCAGCGTACACCTCGCACAAAGTCGCCAACGCTTCGCCGTCAGCGGTAGTGAGCGTGCCGAGGCCAAGCAGGATCGGCACGAGCTCGTTCCACTTCTCCACGGCGAGCGGCTCGACCATGAGACGCTTCGGCATCGGTGGCGAACCAGCCGGGGCCGGGAGGTCGGGCCGGATCTTCCGCTTGCCTGGGTTGCCGGCCAACTTTCGCACGGATGCCGGGGCCGGCTTGGGTCCGCGTTTTCCCACGGTCAAAAACCTCGCGGAAACTTGCGGCCGCGCTCACGGAGG